AGATAGCCGACCTGAATTCCCACGACATAATTAGATCCTCCGATCGGCGGCGTCGTGCAGGTGAAAACAGCAAGCGTAAGGGCTCCGTTATTGCAACGGTATTTGTATTGAATTCGCGTTGTTCGGGTTGTTCCGTCGGGGGCACAAAAAGACTGGTTGGCGTCGGCCCCGAAGTTTCCCGCGATCAGCCGATCCGCAGACCAGATACTTCCGTCGAGAGTATTAAGTGTGACAGGTCCGTGAATTGGATCGGTCAGACTGAGTTGGCTTGGTAATTTAGCACCACCGCATATCGCGCATGGCCAAATATCCGGTGGTTTCGGTGGTTTCGGTGGCCCGCCAAATCGCGCCGTCTTTGGCTTCAGTTGGGTGTTCTGCTCCAGCGCCGCCACCCGTTCCGCCGCGTCGCGCAGCGTGTGACGCCTGAGCATGTGCCCGTACTCCAGACGCCGGATGCTGGCCTCAATGTCGCTGGTCATGATGGGTTATCCGCTCCGGAACAAGGAAAGCGCCTGCTCAAGCTGCGCGATCCGTTCAAGTAGTTGGCGGATGATCTGCCACGCTTCGAAGTCGTCGATTTCAAGCCGATTGACGGCGGCCTCGATGTCGCTGGTCATGGTTAACCCCCTCCCTCGGTCGTGTCGTCGGCGTTGTTCGTTTTCTCTCGGTCGTCCGCAAGCAAGGACGGATCGGCGAACGGCTTGGCGTCATGGATCGCCTGGAACCGGGGCGATGCCTCAATATGGGCCTGCGTTCGTTTGGCGTTCGACGCCGAGAGATCGGCCAGTTCACGTTTCGAGAGCGGGGTCGGGCCGTTCAAAAGCGTCGGGTCGGCGAACGGTTTCGATGGACCTGTGACGATCGGTTGTCCCCCGGCTGGCGTTGGCGGCGACACGGACCCGCCAAGCAGGTCGGGCGTGGCGAATCTCTTGGGGGCCTGCAAGGCGTCGGCGGCCTGGTGTGAGGTCACGGCTGGCTGAGTCGATGGCGAAACGGGCGGCGGTTTGTAGCCGGGTTGCGCTCGCTCGTTCTGTCTCGCCTTTTCGTAGGCGGAAACCGTCTGAGGGGGTTTTGGTGGCCCGGTCATCTCGATAGGCCTCAGACGATCGGCGGCAGGACGGCGAACCGGACCCATCGGCATCATACCGCCTATGCCGAACCCGCCACCGAACGGCATCCCCAGGTCGGTCATGAACGGCGCGACCGCCTGAGCCGCCCCAGGACCGAACCGGGTGTCAAACACGCTCGAATCGCCGATGCCGGAACCGCCGATGCCGCCGAACCCGCCTCCGCCGCGCGGATCGTTGTTGAACGCGGGGTGAATGAACAAACTCTCGCCGGTCGCCATTCGACGCTGGTTGTTCCAGGTGATCCCCGTCACCCAATGCGTTGCCCCATCAGCCGGCGGCCAGACGATCGACACGCCTCGGAGTGGGCAGTTCATGGTTTCCAGGTTGGCGTCAACCCCCTTGAGGTTGAGTCGCATGTTGAGGTCGAGCGCGTCGAGCCAGAGGTCGTTCCGCTGGATGTAGCCGTCAATTTTCGCGTCCTTGAGCGTATCCAGGATCATCCTGGCAAGCCCTTCCATGTTCGTGATCTCACCAGGATCAAGCCAGGCGTCCACGTCCTCATACCACGTCCGTTCGATGCCATCGACGGTGTACGCGGTCCCCTCATACTGCCAAACCCCGTCGCCCCCGTAGCCGGAACCGCCGTAGCCGTCGCCCGCGATGTCGGGCGGGCACACGGCCTGCATCGGTCCCTTGCTGTACGGCACGATCGCGTCAAAGTAGACGTAGGGCTTGACGGACGATCCGCCAGCGTCCAGGTCGGTTTGGCTGTTGTTCGCCTTCACGAGCGGTTCCGGCGCGACGATCTGCCCATGCGACCGATCGACCTGGAGCGGGACAATCGGCGTGTAGGCGAGCGTATTGGTTGAACCATAGCCGTAACTGGCCGTGCCGGTGTTGGACCAGTAGACGGCCCCGACCGGGAAATTGACCAACGTAACCGAGTTCGACGAACTGAACGGGACGCCGATTGGGAGTCGGGGCATCAAGTGAGTTTTGATATATGTGTTCGTGATATCGAACCGACAGTAGACATCCACCTTGGAACCGGCTGGCTTGCCCACGATCCGGTATCTCGTGAAGTTCGGCGCGTCGAGCGGCTGGTCGCCGGTCCACTTCACCTTGCCAGTGGAACCGGGCGAGAGGGCGTCGTTGCTCGAAATCGTCCGCATGTCAAACGACGTGGCGAGCGTGGTGATCGGATTAATTAGATAGAGTTTAGCATGGTTTACGCTCCACTGATTGAGCGTCCATTCCTCGGTGTTGTCGTCGGGATTGCAGGTCGCTTCCTGAGACAGCACGCCGGTCAAGGCACCCACGGACACGGCCCCGGACGGATTGGCCCACGAATCCCAGGACCAATCGGCCTGATCGTCGGAAGTCCAGGCCGGCGTCAAGGTTCCGTCGAGCGTGGACAGGTAGGCGGCGACGATGTTGGCTCGCCCTCGGATCACGACGCGGGTATACGAGTCCGACGTGTCGCGGTTGTACTGGAGCGTTTCCGGGTCCAAAGGCGGCGGATCGTCGGCGTCGGGATCGAAGTCGAGCGTCACAACCGGCAAGGTCAGGGTATCGACGATCCGGATGCGCCAGTCAGAGGTTGGCTCATACCAGGCGACACGGAGGGCGAACGTCCCCTGCCACTGGCCAAGGATCTGCTGCATCGCGTTGCCGAGCTTGCCGGCGAACATGACGGGATTCGGCGGGGTGATCGTGAGGGCGTCAAGATCGGCCTGGACGTATCCGGAAATCCCCTGGTCGATCAGTTGATCGGCGTGGCCGTCCAGGACCAATTTGAACATCGCGCCGATCGATAGACCGGCCTCATCGGGCAGGTAAAGCGGGTCGATCGTCTCGCGGTTGTACACCGGAGCCCCGGTCAAGGCCGATGGGTCGGTACACACGATCTGATTCAGAAGCCAGGTGCCGCCAAGGGCACGGTACGCGATCGTCCAGCCGTCGGCCGAGCGGATCGACTCGCCGACCTGTTCGATCGAGCCGAGAAAGTCGGGGTGAGTGCGGCCGGAGACGGTCAACTCGACCCGCGAACCGTGGAGGAATTCCGGTTCGGGCGTATCGAGGTTCTGCATGAACTCGAATGAGTCGTTACCGTCGAGCGACAGGTGAAGCGACTGGAATTCCAGGTGGTTCACCACCGGATCGACGACGATTCCGTTCAGAATGAGCGTGGAATTTGACATGAATTATTGCGTCCGTCCGGGTCGCCAGTTGCCGCCGGGTCGTCGGCCGATCTGACGGCCGATCCCGTTCATCCGGGCGTTAAGCATAAAGATTTGCTGTTGCTGATTCTGCCACGACACAAGCATGGCCTGGTTGAGTTGAACGCCCTTGTGCATCAATTGGAGCGTCTGCCTGGTCATCGACTGGGCCTGACCGGCGTTGGCTCCGAACATCTGGAATTGCTGGGCGAGTTGAGCGGCCATAACCTGTTCATCGCGGCGATCGGCGGCCTTGTTAGCTCGGTTCTCGGCGTCGAACAGTTTGCCGGCCTGCTGCTTGGCCAACTCTCCCGCCGCCGTCTTGCGGTCGCCGTCGATCGCGGCCAACTTGGCGTCCACGTCGGCCATGACTTCGGCCACGATCTGCGCCGCGACTTCGCCTGAGATCGCCCCGCCACCATTGCGTGCGATTCGGGCGGTGAGTTGGGGGGTCAAACCGGCCTTGATCGCGTCGGCGTCCTGACCAGCGGCGATCCGTCCGGTGACGGCGGTTTCCAGGTCGCCCTTGGTCGGAGCCCCGAACCGCTTGGCGGCGTCGGAAACTTGCCGATCATGCTCAGCTTGGGCTTCATCTTTCGCACGCTGGGCGGCTTGCTCGGCGGCAACCTGATTGTCAATGCCTTGCTGGTTGAGTTGGTCGGCTTCCTTGTTGGCGTCGTCGATCAACTTCTGTTTGGCGTCGTTGATCTGCTTGTCTGACGCCGCGTTTCTCCTGTCGCGGGCCTGGGTGATCGCGTCCTGAGACTGGTTGCGCACATTGGCCGCACTGCCGGTAATCAGGTCAGCGCGGAACTGGTCGCCAATGCCACGCTTGGCGAACGCTTCGGGATCAGAATTGACGATATCCAGGAGCCGTTTCCGGTCGGCGTCGATGCCCTTGAGGGCACCGCCGATCAAACCGACTTCGATTCGCTCCATCGCTTTCTTGTCAACCTGCTGCTTAAGCAAACCGAGTTCTCGTTTTGCCTTCTCTAGTTGAATCATTTGAAAAGCGTGCGTCGATGCGTCAGTCTCCGCTGTGGGGTTATCGACAAGGTTTTGGAGTCGCTTGATTGCGGCTTCCTGGTTGGCGACCTGAGTCTTATCCTCCCCGGTGTAGAACGTCCCTTCCTGTTTCTGTTTCTCGGCGATCGCTCCGGCAAGATTGGCTGTCCCGCTAACAAGGTCCGTGCCGCCCGCATGCTCAACGACTGCTTCCCGGACGTTCGCGGCGACCTTGCCTTGTGTGTCAGTCATCGCTTTAGACGCCGCCTCGAAGGCCGCTCGCCTGGTTTCCAGGTCGTCGAGCTTCTGTCGGGCACGGTCCAACTCGGTCAGATCAAAGGCAAATTTGGTTGGCTTCTTTTCCAGGGTCTCAATGTGTCGCTTCAGCGTGTCGATATCGTTGGTGGTCGTTCGGATCGAATCACCGAGTGCCGCAAGGATGTTGTCCCACTGGTTGTAGATCACCGTTGCTGACGCGATAACGATGGTCGCTGCCCCAGAAAACACACCCCCTATTTGCGCGGCGAACTGGATCAGGTTGTTGCCAACCCCACGCATGCCGTACTGTATGTCGTCGATCGCATACCCTAATTGGATCAATCCAAGTTGACCCTTATGGCTAACCTCCTGGTTTGCGTCTCCTGCGACCCTTGCCGCTTTCGCTGCCCTTCCGTGTGCCATGGCGCTGGCGTCAATGGCCCTGGTCGCCGTCGCCTCATGCTGCGCCATCAGATCAAGGGCGTCGGCTAAACCTCGTTCCTCGCGGGCCAGCATCGAGGCGTCCTTGGCCGCCTGGCGTCGGGCGATGGCCGCTCGCTGGATTTCCCCGGCCTGATCGTGAACCTGAGCCGTGGTCGTCCTGGTCGCGTTGCCAAACATCGCCTGAGCTTCAGCCGCCTCTCGGGCCGACTGCTGTTCCATCTGACCAAGCCGGGCCTGCAATGCCGCCGTGTCGTTCAACTGCTGAGCGTAATCCTTGCCGGTTTGCGTGGCATTCTGGATCACGCTCGCCCACGCCGACGCGCCCTGTCCACTGTTGGCAATAGCGGCGTTGCTGGCGGCAATGCCTGCCTTGATCTGATCGTATGACCCCAGAAGGCTTTTGAGTTGCTTTTCCAGGTTCCGCGTCTGGCCGATGTACTGCCGGACGGTGATGGCACCGTCGGCATACATCATCTGGACGCCATTGAGGTTGTTCCGGATCAGATCAATCTGACGATTGAGATCCTCGATCAGTCCGGCACCTGGCGCGGAGATGTCAAACTCGATGTTCGTTCGCGTCGTTCCGCCGAAAGACATGGGACCGACTCCGCTTAGAGGTCGCCGTTGAGGATCGCCGCGAGCGTTTGGTTGACGGCCTCATGGATCGCCTCTTGGCCGTCTGGCGTGACTCCGACCGGATCACGCGCCGCCATGACGGGTGTCCCGGTGACGTGGCAGTGAAGCCATGGCATATCCTCCCACCAGAGCGTGACCCGCCAGTGACCGGGACTGACCTGTTCAACTCTGATTCGGACGTTGGCCGTGATCCGGCTCGCGGGTCCATTGGGCGACAACGGCGGGCCGTCGCCGTCGCCCCGTCGTCGTCGTCGCTCGGCCGTGGCCGGCTTGATTGGAGCGAAGGGGTCGCCGTCCTTGTCGAGTCCCGCTTGTCGCGCCGTGGCGTTCTGCTCAACCAGGACTTCGGCGATTCGTTCGGCGAGCCAGAACAGATCACGGAACCGGGCGGCAACGCCGTCCAGTCGCGTCACGATGTCGGTCATGCCGGTCGAACGAACCCGAAGTTCAATCATGGTCTGGAGTTCCCGAAGAACTTGTGCTAACTTCACACTCGGAGGTTAAACCATGACACGCATGCGTTGGATTGCTGGATTAAGCCTGATTCTGGCGGTTGGTTGCACTTCGGAGAATCCAGAGGTTTCCGTTCTGCCAGCGGGCTCCGAAGCGGTGGTCATTGGCGATAACGCGCATGTCCTGGATCGTGCAGACGATTCCGTATTGCTTGATCCTGGAACGCGAGTGCGGGTCGGTTACGATTCAGGCGTCTACCACGAAACGGCGGAAGATACTAAAAACCTCACTAGCCCCCAGAAATACACGCCGCCTGACCCTATATCTGGCTTCCGCCAGGTTCGCGTTGTCGTGGAAAATGGACCGCATCAGGGTAAGGCTGGCACGGTCTCACGTTGCGATATCCGCCCGATCCCCCATTAACTCGATCATGTTGGCTCAACGATCGTGACCGCGCCGTCCAGGCCGCTGGTGCCGTCGCGGAACGGGGTCAGGACCAGCGACTCGTACTTGTCCTCGCCGAACTTGGACGTGTGGGTCCGCTTGGTCACGTAGCACGCGCCCGCAAGGTTGAACTTCACCGAACTGGCCGGACTGGTGATTCCCCAGCCGGCTTCCAGGGCAACAGCGGTGACATCCTCGAACCGAAGTCGGTTGGTGGCCGCTTCCTCGCCAACCTCAAGCTCAACCTCGATGCGACGGCCGCGATAGTTGAGCCGGTCGATCGTGGTCGATTCGTGGAACGCCATGTGCAGGATGTTGCTGTACTTCACCGACAGCGACTTGATGCCGGTGGACACCGCCGCCGACGCGATCTTGACCAGGCCGGAAACGTCGGTGAGCGTGTACGGCCGCCCGGCCGGGAAGTCGGTCACGTCAGGTTCCGTGAGCGTGATCGAACCGTCGTCAACCTGGCTCTTGCCGATCAACGACAGATCCAGCATGGCGACGACGCCCTGATCGGAGTCCTCAGACTTGATCGTGCCCTCAGCGGCGCGGACGCCGAGCGTGCGGATACACTCGTAACCGTTCCAGTGGTCGAACGTCCAGCTATCGAGCGTCTTCGCCGAACCGCTTCCGGTCGGCGTGGCGAACATGTTGACCAGATTGGCGGCCTGAGTCGGGTAAAGCGGCGTGCGCAGGTGGCCGGAATAGCCGGTACGCTGGCTCCCCGTCTTACTCAGCATGTTGCCGCCGCCCGCCGTGATGATCTGCCACCGCTTCGGGTCGCCGTCCATCAAGTAAGCGTCTTCCATCAGGTCCACGTACAGGACCGTGGCCGCCTCATCCGGCGTGCCCGACGTGCCATTGAACGTGCCCCAGGTGGTTTCCTTGGTCATTCGGAGCCATTGCTGGGCACCCCAGATATTCGCCATCGTTTACCTCTTGATTAGGTATTCTTGTTAATGGATAAGACCAGCATGACTCGGACCTGAGTCCCGTAACGCAAACTACCCTGGATGAGCGGCGCGCCGCCCTCGGTTCGGATCTCGACGTTCTTGACGTGGCCGTCGGTGTAGGCGGCGTTCATCATGAGCGAGCGGACGTAATCGGAGCGGGTCGGATCGCTGGGCAGGAACGCCTTGACGATCGCGTTGGCGAGGCGGAACGTGTCGCGACGGTGACGGCCGGCGTGGTAGCCGTCCAGGATCAGGGTCAAGTGACCGGCGTGCTGGCGTTCGGCGAGTCGGGCCGACGGGTAGCCGCCGAGCGTAAGCCGGACGCAGGGCATCTGGTCAAGGCCGGGTGGGTCGTCCTCGGACGGATCGCCGTCGAGCAAACGGAAGGTCACGCCCTGAGCCAGCAAGGTAGGATCGGTAGTCAGGATCGTTTGAACCCGATCGCACAGTTCCTCCTCGATGCAGTTAGGAAGCTCGTTCAGAGTCGGATCAACCGGCATGGGACGGACCTCACAGGCGAACGGTGGACTGGGAATAGCCGGTCAGGGTGTTGACGAGATAGGTGAACGTGCCGCGTAACTCGACCCGCCATTCGTCCTCGATCTTGACCGGATCGCCGGTGGGGCAGAGCGTCGAGAGCCAGGGCACGCAGAACCCGCCGTAGGATCGATTCGCGGGGTCCAGGAGCGTGCCCAGGATCAAGCCTTTGAGCCGGTCGGCACGCTGGTACGCCTGCTCGTCGTCGCGGACGCTGGCGGCCCTGGCGACGATCAGAAGACGATAAGACGCGACCGACGCCAGCATCGACGGGGAACCGTCGGACCTGAGTTGAGGGTTGCCGGTGGGGGTCAGGACGGCGTAGGTGGCCCACTTCGCGGGGATTGGCGTCGTCTCGGCCTGGCGGCCGACCAGAACCGCGTCAAACTCGTTGGTGGCCGCGAGCAGATCACGAATCGCGGCGTAGGCGAGCCGATCGCTCGGCAAGGTCGCCGGGTCAACCATGCGGACGAACAGATGCGATACGGCGGCTTGCGCCTCGGCCGTCAAGGTGAGCGTGGTCGGCGTGGCGATACCGGAAACAGACGCCGCGAGCGATGCCGTGGCACGGCCTGAGACGGCGGCCAGGGCGAGCGTGACCGGGTTGGCGACCGTCGCCGCCAGACTGGCCGTTGACGATTCCGCCGACGCCGAGACGGTCACGGTGGACGCGGGAGGGACGTTCGTCAGACCAAGGGACGCCTGCGCCGAACCAGACTGAGCCGAGACGGTCAATCCGATGCCAACCAGCGCCGTCAGGCCGAGCGAGGCCGACGCATCGCCAGCAACGGCCGAGACAACTAATGTCGAAGCGGGAGGCGTGTTCGTGAGGCCAAGCGAGGTTGCCGCGTCCCCGGTTTGCGCCGTCAGTGTGAGCGTGGCCGGTGGTGGCGTGTTCGTGAGGCCGAGAACCGCCAGGGCCGCTTGTGCCTGGGCCGAGAGCGTGACCACGCTGGCCGACGGGGCGACACCGATCAGGCCCAGTGACGCCGTGGCGACGGGGGATTGAGCCGCCACGGTCACAGTGGACGCGGGCGGCGTGTTCATCATGCCTAATGACACGGACGCAGTTTGCGAGGCCGCCGTGATGGTCGTTGTGCTGGCCGGTGGCGTGTTCTGAACGCCCAAGGACGTGGATGCCGACTGAGATGACGCTCCGATGGTGGCAGTGGATGATGGCGGAGTATTCTGGATGCCCAGCGAGGCGATTGCGGACTGCGCGGCAGCGGCAAGAGCGAGCGTGCCAGGGGTGACTCCCCCACTCCCGACCCCCGCGACGAACCGCCGCACGCTCGGCGCGGCGAACATCGCGTAGGGGTCGGCGTTCAGGGCCGCGATTTCACCGGCCGAGAGCGCCCGGCCCCAGATCCCCCCCGCCGTGATCGCGGCGCTTTCGGCGTTGTTCCCGTCGCCGCCACGAGCTCCGATACCCAGGGAGTCGTTCGTCAGGCTCAGCGCACCGGATGCGGGCTTGGACTGAGCCAGGACGCCATTGACGTACAGGCAGGCCGAAGAGTCGTCGTAGGTGATCGCGACCTGGAGCGGTTTTCCGAGATACGGGGCGAGAAATCCACCCTGGCCGCCGATCGACAAACCAATCAGGCCGCCAGCGGTACTAATCAGACCGTCAATGCTTTGGTTTGGCTGGTTTAATCTTAGGTAGTAATTCCAGTTGCCGACCGTCTTGGATATGAGGTATCCGCTCGTCGTCGCCGTCACCGTCGGCACGGCGGCCCAGACCGTAATGGCGGTCGTCGGCTTGAGCGAGGCTGAGTCGGGGACGCTGCCGTACTGGCTCGTGCTGGTGAAGACCAGGCCTGGCCCGTCGCTGCCCGCCGTCCAGGCCGACGCACCGAAGAGGGTCGCGTGGTTCCCGTTGCCGGACAGGTCGGCGAGTCGGTCCCCGGTCCCTTCGTTCGCGGCCCAAAACGCGCGCAGGTCGCTCGACAGGGGCCGCGAGCCGTCCAGGAGCGTGCCGAGTGGCGGCTTGTCTCTCCAGCGAAACCCGTTGCGGATTCCCATGTTCGCGGGCCTCCGAAACGGTTAAGCGACGGTTGGGGTTGTATCCATCGTGCAATACACGTTCGTCAAGCCGTTGGTCGCATCCAGATTGGTCAGCTTGATCGTGTAGAACCCGGTTTGCAGGTGGATCGTCCGGGCCTGGCTCGTGCTGCTCGACGCCGCCAGGGTGAACGAGCCCGCCCCGGCCACGGTGTCCGTGACAGGTGTTGAGCCGACCCGCTCGAAGACCTCAACCTTGAGTCCCGCCGTGGTGGCCACGGTGCCGAAGGTCGCGCCGATCTGGAGCCGTCCTTCGAAGACGGTTGAGAGATCGACGTTGAACGTCGTGCTGGCTCCGGCGGCCAGCGAGGCGGACGCCTTGGCGCTGCCCGCCGCGCCGCCTGAGTAGGTAGGAGCGGCCATCAGTTACCCTCCGGCCGACTGGCCGCGATGTCGTTAGAGTCCAGGTCGCGGCCAATTACGGCCTGCGCCCACGAGATTTGCGGCGGCCAACTGGGATCAGGCTGCGTGCCGCCGATGTAGGCTTCGATGGCCCCGCACTCGCCAACCGTGATGATCCCGGCGGCCGTCAACGCCTGGCACCAGAGCCCCACGCCGTCGCGGTTTTGGGCCTCGATGTCGGTCTTGAGCAGGCCGAAGTTGGGCCATGAGATCAGTTTGACCAGCGATCCGTTGGTTGCGTCGGTCAGCAGCGAGAGCAACGCCGATTCGTAAAGCGGATTGTCGATCACGCCTTGCGCGGCTGGGTTCGGCTGATCGGGCACGTTCAGGGCATCGGCGATCGCCTGATCGTCTGGCCCCCAGTCGGTAACGTGAGCCTGAATGGCCGCGATCGCGGCGGGGGAAGGGTTCGCCACGATGGGCCTCCGATTGTCAGGCGTTCTTGAAGGCCGCGTCAGCCGCATTGACCGTGACTTCCGTCGTGATCGGCGAGGCGTTCGGATCGGACTTCGGCGGGACGAACGGCACAAGTTTTCCGTCGCCGCCGATCTCCCATTCGGGAACGCCGGTGGCATGGCGAACCACGCGCAGGCCGGGACCGGAGCCATCGACGAAGAACTCGGCCGGGTTGCCGAGTTGGGCCTTATACTGATCGAGTTTGATGAATTCGAAAGCCATGTGAATCAATTCCTGGATCAAAGGGGGGCGGTGTAGGTGTTGGTCCCGGTCAACGACACGTTGGCCCCGGCGGCAATCGTGGTCGAATTGACGATCGCGTCGGCCCCAGACGTGCCAACCGTGCCCTGGAAAACGGCGGTCGTGCCGTCGCTCTTGGTCAGCCGGAAGAACGACGCGCCGGAACCGCCCACGGCGGCGGCGTCAGCCGTGGAACCGGAGAAGGTCAGGACGCCAGCGGTAGACGTGCCGACGGTGATCGTCGTGATCGTGGCAATCGCGGTGTTGCCGGAGAGCGCCGCCTGGGCGTTGGCCGGGGGCGTGCCGTTGTAGATGATCAGTTTCGCGTTCGCGCCGACATACGTGGACAGGGCGTCGGCCAACGCGGTGCGAACAGCGGTCGTGTGCGTGATCGCCATGAACAGGGTTCCTCTTAGCGTTCGAGCCGTGTCCCAAAGGCTGGTTGCGTCTCCTGATCGTCGTTCGACCAGCGGACAGAGAGGCGGGCCATGCGGCGATCGAGACGGGACTTGATGATTTGATGTTTCTTGGCGAACACGTCGTCGGGCGAGCGGACCTGATCGAAGTAGGCGTCGCACAGGACTTTCTCAACGACGGCCATACGAAGGTCGCGTACGTCCCTGAGATCCGACGGCGAGCGGCCAGGGATGTTGGCGTCAATGCCCAGTTCGCGGTTGAGTTCGAACGACGCTTCCTCGATCTTGCCAAAGAGCGTCTTGATGGCGAACGTGACGCCAGAGAGGCCGGCGGCGGGACTGGGCGGCACACCCTGGCCCGAGTTGGCGCGGAGTCGGCGAAGCGTGACCGAACCGGCCTCGGTCGGCGTGACATCGACCACGAACAGTTCGCCGTCGCTGGTCCATTCATGCGGTCGGCTCGCGGCGGGAAGGCTGAGGCTGCAAACCTGGCCGGCCGTGACCCCCTGCGCCGCGAAGTCGGACGAAACCGACGTGAGCGTCCAGCGATCCGACGCATCAAAAAGGCCGTCGATGCCAAAGGCGACATCGGCGGCGTCGGGTAACAGTAGGGCGAAGTCGGCCCCGGCGGCGTTCGCCACGTCATCGTCACGGCAGTAGACGGGATCGATGAAGGACATGGACGCCCCCGGTAGGATCGGCAGTCGTTAGTTCAGGCCGCCGTCTTCTTCGCTGGTTTCACTGGCTTCTTCGGTGCCTTCGGTTTCTTCGGAGTCTTTGGTTTCGACTTCGTTTTGGGCATCGGCGGGAACCTCATTGGAGGGCTTGGGACGACGGCCGGGACCGCGACGACGGACGGGAGTGGGATCATCGGCAACCGGGACGGGAATCCCGAGTTCGCCCTTGACGGTGACGACGTGGGCGTCGATCTCGGCCAGAATGCGGCGACCCGCTTCATGGGCGATTTCGAGCGACTTCAGGGCGCGGCGAGCGTGCCACAAACTCCGCTCGGCGGCATGAACCGCTTCGGGAGTGCGGCGCTTCAGGTGTTCGGCCGCCTGGCTGACCAGAGGCGAAAGACTGGCTAACGGGCCGAGAAGGCGGGCCTTCGCGCCCGCCTCTCGGTCGTCCATCTCGGCGGCGACGGCATCCACGTAGGGAGGGACGCCGCGATATTTATACGGAGTCGTCACGGATGACCCTCGGTTTAGGAGAACGCGGTAATCCCTTCAACCCAGGCGTGATGCAGGGGATTGACGAGCTTGGGGGCGATGTCGAACAGCCAGTCACCTTCGAAGGCGTCGCCACGACGGCCACGCGGCGACCACGACTCCGGTCGGAGGTAGGAGAGCGAGACTTCCTCGGACGTGATGGCAAACGCCGTATGGTTCGTGGCCGACCCGAGTTGCAGGCTCGGGATGAAGGTCACGTCCCGGCCGTTGAACGGAATCACGTAGCCCTGGATGTTCACGCCGAGCTTGTTCTGACCGAGATTGAAGTTGGTCGTCTTGGCGTAGCCCCACTTGTGCAGGCCGGACATGAACCCGGTCGAGACGAAGCACACGTCGGCCTGGCCGCCGCCGTCGAAAATCTTCTGGAACAGGTCGCGAACCAGCGAATCGGGGGTGTAAGCCGCCTCATCGCTGATGTCGGCCGCCGTGGTCAGGTTGATCCCGAGATTGCGGATACCAGCCGTCGCCCGCCGAACGGTCGAACTGGGGGCCTGAGCCTTGCCGTAGTAGCAGGTGTACTCGGCCTCGCGCATCATCTCGACCAACTTCTCTTCACGCTGCATGTCGAACGGATTAGAGTATCCGTTGGGCAACTCGATGTTGGTCACGTCCATCGCGCCGCCGCCGACCTGGACGGGGTACTGAAGCCGCTGGTGATACTGATCGGCGACCGTGCGCGGGGCGCGGTTGGCGACCTGATCGACTTCGTTGCCGAGCCGGGCGTTGCCGATCAGGGTCAAAATGGAGTTGTCGGCCTGGGTGGCGGCGGTCGTGCCGGCGTAACCGCGAGACGCCTTGATGGCGGTCGCGCTGGTCAACTCGGTCACGCAGATCCGCTCGGTGCCGACCTCCAGGATGTCGCCAACCATCAACTGGGAGGCGTCGTCCAGAGTGAACGTGGTCCCGGTGGTGTCGGCGATCGCCCCGTTTAACTGGTAGCCAGTACGCGGCCGTGGACTGTAGGAGATGATCGAGAACTTCTCGGCCGACCCCTTGACGCGGCGGGTCCGCGAGATGAACGGGGTTTCGTTGACAAAGACCTGACGGGTGAACGCCGACAGGTCAAGGTTCAGTTCGGTGGAGAAATCGACCCCCACCAGGATTCCAGTCTTCGCGGCCATTCAGGGAACCTCCAGCCTACTTTGGTTTGCCGGGTGATCCGGCCGGGAAGTCGAGTCGAGTTAAGTTTGTGTCAATTGCGGCTAACGGGACGAAACCCGAATCCGTCGTCTTCGGTGGGAACGCGGGCCATGACGGCGGCCAGGGCTCGCTCGCCAGCCGTCTTGAACTCGGTGGCGGCCGGCTCGGTACGAACGGTGGTTCCGGTCGTGCTGGTGCCGCCGGTGGTCGTGCTGGGCTTGATGAACGGCGAGAACTCGGGGCCGGCGAGCATGGCCTTGATCGCTTCACCGGCGAACTGTCCGGTCGTGCGGTCCCGAACCACGATCTTGCCGGAGGCGTCACGAGCCACGTCGATCGAGTCGTTCAGGTGCTTGACGACCATCGATTTCGCGAAGTCGTTGGTAAACGTGACCCCAGCCAGGGCGTCGGCGACGACCCGGCCCTTCTCAGTCGCGAGCAAGGTGTTCTCAAGCGACTGATACCGGGTGTTCGCCTCATTGACCTTGGCTTCCCATGAGGTCCGCTGTTCCTCAAGCGCCTTCTCGGCCTCGCCGGCTTTCGCCAGGGCGGCGAGACGTTCCTGTTCCGCCTTGTCGCGATCGGCCTTGCTGCGCGTGTCGGCTTCCGCCTTGAACCGGCGCAGGGCCTCAAGCTCCTGGAAATGGGCCGCCACGTCGGCGGGGTCCATCTCGATCTTGGCCGGCTTGGCGGCGGGAATGACCGGCGGGGTCACAACCGGAGCGGGCTCGGCGGCCGTGGCGGTGGTCGTTACGCCTTCGGTGGACGCATCAGGGTCGAGCAAAAGACGGGAAAGCATAAATCGTCCTCGAATGGAAACGGTCGATGGACCAATCTTCCGGGGACGATGCGGCGCGCGGGAATATCCAGGGCAATTCAGAAAAATTCATCGAATCGGGATTTTATTTTAGTGGACTCTTGACGAATCCGGGAACCATCTCTATAGTAGGCTCATCGGGACAACAACCATATGAGTCAACCGGAGACATGGTATGGCGGCAAAGGTTTTCCCCCTGAGTGATGAACAGGTGGCGGAGATCGAAAAAGGCGACGTGTTCGGAACGCGGGAGTTGGTCCGATTGCTTGAGGAACAACCAGGCACGGACGCCTTTCGGATCGGGCTCGTTGAGTTTACGTGCGAACTCCGGGCGCGGCTCGATCGAATCGGCAAGGTCTGGGCCATCCGGCAGGACCACGACACGATCAAGGTCTTGACCGACGAAGAAGCTCTTGACTTCTTCCCGGAGTTGTTCGGCAAGCGATGGGGGCAACTCCACGACACGAAGTTACGGATGTCGAGCATCGACACCACTCGGTTCACTGACAACCAGAGGCGTCAGTACGAACGGGCACTCCGAGCGATCAACAACAAACTGACGGGACTTCATCCCCCCAGGGCCGACGTTCCCAATCTGGCCTATCAGCAGACAACGCCGATCCGGTCGATGCTCCCGAGAACCGGGACCGACTGAGCGGCAATAAGCCAACGCGGCTAGGCATGGACTGGTTAGGCCGGGCAAGGCTGGGCTCGACAAGGCATGGATTTCTTTTCCCTCTGGAACAGGGAAGTCACGAGCCAACAAGGCATGGCTCTCGCATGGCGTGACGTGGCAAGGCAAGTCAAGGCGTGGCTTGGCATGACAAGGCATGGGTTTCTTATCCCTCTGGAACAGGGAAGCCACGAACCAACGTGGCACGGCTAGGCAGAACGTGGTAAGGCTTGGCTGGGCTCGGCGCGGCAGGACGCGGCTCGGCAAGGGTTTCTTTTCATCGAAAGGGTAGCAACAGATGACAGACGACATTCAGAAGACGGCATCGTTCAAGATCGTGGGCATCGCACCGCTCCTGATGCACAATGGGCGGCTGTCGAATCCGGCCGACGAGTTCACCCGCAAGATCAAGGAATATTCATCCAAGAGGAGGAAGACCGACGCCGATTTCCAGGCGATGGCCGACCTGGAGTGGCGGGGGAGTCTCTACCTCGACAAGAATCATCGCGTGGTTATGCCAGGACAGAATATTGAGTCGATGCTAATCGAGGCGGCACGTAAACGCCGACTCGGCAAGGACTTCCAGGCGGGCGTCTTCTGTGACGGCGAGTACCCATTCGAGTACACCGGACCGAAGGACATCACCAAACTGAGCCAGGACGCGAACTTCCGGGACTTCCGGGCGGTTTCCGTCAACGCCGGCAAGGTGATGCGGTGCCGGCCCATCTTCCGTGAGTGGTCCGTCTCGTTCGTCCTCACGTACATGCCCGATGTCGTGAACCTGTCCCAACTCCGGGAAGTTCTCAGTGTTGCCGGCAAGATCATCGGCCTGTGCGACTACACGCCGAAGCATGGACGGTTCAACGTCGTCGATGCGTAAATGAATCAACAAGGTTCGGCAAGGCTGGACTTGGCCCGGCCCGGCAAGACTGGGCAAGGCATGGGAGCCTCTGGCTCAATCGCTGGCGACAGGCAGGCAAGGTGGTTTAAGTCCACCCGTCAGCGTTCCCGAGACGAGCGGGAGCAAGGCAGGGCGAGGCCCGGCTCGGCGTGGCTAGGCATGGCAAGGGTTTCTTTTCCCTTGGAACAGGGAGGTTACGAACCATCATGGCAAGGCCAGGACTGGCAAGGCAAGGCAAGGCCTGGTAAGGCGGGATGCGGCAAGACTTGACATGGCAAGGGTCAGAACGAATCGCCCGACTCCGAAAGGGGCCGGGCGGTTCTCGTTATTTCGGCGTCAGCATCGCCGAAACGCCGGCCGCACTGTGCCGCTCGGGTTGCCCGGTGTTCTCGGGAATATTTGACGCGACATTGTTGGACGCGGGGGTTGCGCCGGCCTCGATCGCCTTGTCCTGAACATCCAACATGGCTGCGCGGAGTTCGCCCTTGCGTTCCAGGTAAGCGTCGATCTCTTGCTCGAACGGTTCGTACTCGTGATCTTGTAAGCCTGGATTGATGCCTCGATAAAGCTGCTTGGCAATCGCGGCCTCGGACTTCGGGCACTGGCCGGAACCTTCAAGAAATTGCTGGAGTGAGATGGCCTGGCCGGTCTGCTTCTCAACGACGTGACCACCAAAGACCGACGGATAGTTAATCTCGACTTCGCCCTTGTCTCGGCCAGTAACGAGAGCGAACCCATCGGCAATCGCCATCTCGATTCGAGCCAGGAACGCGGCACGCTTGGCAAGCAAGGCGTTAACCGGATGGGAGTCGATGTCCTTCGCAAGTCCTGATTGGTCGTCAAATCGGCCGGTCATGGACTCGACGCCGGGTGGCGGGGGCATCGCGGCCATCCGGTACGCCTCGATCGTGTGCAGGGCAATATTGATGCGCGTCGAGTCGGCGGCCCCCTTGGGAGGATCAAGGTAAAGCCAGGGTTGATAGCCGGCTCCGTCCTTGATCTTCTTCATCGGCAGGACGAAACCGGGACCGATCGGCACGGTTTGATCGGTCTTGCACCAGTCCTCGGGGGCCTGGATCTGGGGGAACGCCTGGAGCGTGTCGCCGAGCATGAGTTCGGACATGAGGTTGTAAACCTCACGCATCCGTTCGCTGATCCCCTCGTAGGCGGACTTGCCGCTGTTGCGGGAACCGAGTTTCTTCGTGTCGAAGACGCGGGCGATCGGAACGCGGCCGTAACTGTGAGGCGTCCGCTCGATCGTCTCGCCGTCCTTGTCGTAGAGGGTCGATTCCGTGGTCGTCCAGTGGCGGAAGTACCGGATCGCCGCGCCGGTCTTGGGGTCGTCGCGGTGTTCGATCACCAGGCACTCGTCGTACCGCCAGGGACCGTCCGGATTGGCCGAGAGTCGCCACCAGGGGAGGTTTTCCGGGAGGATGATCGAGACGCGGCCGCTGTTGAGGGCGAACCGTTCCTCATCGGCGCGGGATTGGACCGTGGCACCAGCGGGCAACGGGGGGCGGTCGAACTGGAGATCAAGAAACCCGAGCGAGAGAGCGACCGGAGCGGCCTCATCCTGCATCCACTGGTCAATCGAGGTGCCCAGGCCGTTGACGTTTTCGAAGAACGCCAGCAGGTCGTCCGAGCCCTTGCGGGTGACTTCACGGTTGACGCCGTAAATCTTGTCGCGGTGGCCGTTGACGATATCGGCGAAGATGTCGGGGACCGGCGTCCGGGCGCGGCGCAGTTCGAAATCGTCTTCGCCGGCCGTGGCGTAAGGATCGGTACCGCCTGGATTGGAGAGCGTGGCCAGGGCGGCGGCCGTGTCGGATCGGATGCCGCCGATCACGGTTTCCGTGGACGAACCGGCCGACCGGGGATTGAACCGCTCCCGCTTGTGCCGCTTGAGGTTGTAAATCTCGTAATGTCGGCCGCTTGACGACGTGTGGGTTTCGGTCCCGTACTTCGCCTCGCGGTACGTCTCGCCCCCTTCGAGGGAGTCAAGCAGGCGATTCCAGGTGTTGACGTGCTTATGCCATTCCGCGTGACGGCGGCCGATCAGATCAAGAGCGTCGTTCGTGTCGAGCGGCATGCGTCAACCCCAACCTTTCGCCTTGTCGCCCGGTTTGCGTTGACCGATTACGTACATAAGGTTGTCCAGGTGGTAGTTATAGAGATCAAAGCAGGACAGCATAACCTGGAGTTCTGATCCGCCGCTCATAGGTGATCCTCAAGTGATGACTGAGGCGTGAACACGATCGAAATTGCGGGGGACGGGATAACCGTCGGGCCAGATGTACCAGAGTCCGTAACGGATCGAGTCGATGATTTCCTCAAACGGGTGCTGAGGATCGGCGGGCGTGCCCGTCCAGCGGCCGGAAACCTTACGCTGGTGGTAGCCTTTAAACGCGCGGATCGTGTGTTCGCATCGAGGGTGGACCTCAAGCGTGGTCGTCTCGTCGGCGAGCATGACGATCTTTTCGAGGAAATCGAGGCCGTCCTTGACGTGGCGAGCGGGCGGCAAATCGACGTTCTCCTCGCCGTAAACCCGTTCGTATTCGGAGCGGGCCGACGGGCCAAGCGAACTGGTCATGCGGCTGGCGGGATCAAGAATCGCCTTGCGGATGCGCCGGGGGTCGATGGCGAGTTTGTCGCGGCAGACGGCGAGGATGGCGCGGGCGGCCTGTTCGGAGTGGAGTCCTTCGGCGTAATAGTCCGCGACGATCCGGATGCGGGGCCGGCCGGACCTGGGATCGTTCCACGCCTGGAAGAAGACCGCGCCGACGTGGATCGAGACGCCGCAGTCGATGGCAACGTACAGATGCTCATTAGGCTGGAGTTCGACCGGTTTGACGTGGACGTTCTCGTTGAAGTGCGTGAACCAGACGCCGGCCGTCTTCGGCCCCTTGCAGAAGTAATCCGAGTCGATCACGCGGGGCGTGACCATGAACGTCTTCTGGATCAACGAGTCAATCGTGTAGTGGCCGCCCCGAGCCCGCTTGGCCTTGGGTTTGTACATGGCGTCGCCGGTGTTGTCCTCATAGCACCACTTGCGAATCGGGCAGGTAGGGCAGTTGGCGAATTTGTACCCGTTCGAGTCCGGGTCCATCGCGGGTCCGGATCGGTCGGTGTCGCAATGCTCCAAGACTTCCCAGGTGCAGAACGAGTGGAACGGGAAGACGCCGGGATTCTCCGCGTTGGCCTCGCGAGCGGTCGTCATGAGTTGTTCCATCGACCCGCCGAGATTGTGGTGAGTCGATGACATGGTGAGCTTGGGGGCGACGCCGCCCTTCTCCATGCTCATGCCCATCGCGAACTGGCGCACGTCCGGATCGATCTCATCGACTTCATCGAGCTTGAGGCTCGGGACGTGTGGGCCGCGAACGCCCTTGGCCGTGCCGGGGAGAATGGCGACGGTCGAACCGTTGTGGTACGTCGCCATCCGCTGGGTCAACTTGCGGATCGTGTCGGCGTCGGTCCAGCCGTGCGGGCCTTCGCCATCGACGATGAACTCGTTGAGCCCGCCGTAAACCTGCTGGGCCTGGGCCAGCGAACCGGCCAGGACGCGGGTGAAGTGCTTGCGGTTGAAGCGACTGTCAAGATGGGCGTCAATCGACTGGATCAGGGACTTGCCGCCGCCACGGGGGCCGAGCAAGAGGGCCTTGCTGGGGCGGTCGAAGTGCCAGCAACAGAGGGCGTCGAACGGGGCCTGGTGGTTGGCGCAGACGGACTGGCGGGCCACCCGGATGCCGGTGTACCACTCAATCCAGGTCCAGAGCCAGTCGGCGTCCTTCGGCTTGATCTTACGCCAAAGGTCCGATGGGGGGAGGTCGCCGCGTGCCATGCGTCAAGCGTCGGGCATGGTCGCGGCGCGCCGGAAGGACGATCTAGGCGACGGCGGATTGGTCGCGTTCGGCGAGGTACGCGGCGATCACGGCGTCGTGGATGATCTTGCGGGCGTCGGCGTTGATCGGGTAGACGATATCGGCGTAATGGCGAGGCCGGCCGTTGGCGTCCAGGCGAGGCGTGCCGTCGTGATTGCGGGTGATCCGGTTACTGTCCAGCCGACCTCCACACGAACCGCAGAACCGGGCCGAGAGGGCGTTCTTGTTCCCGCATTCGGGGCAACGATCCGTGATCTTGCGGCACGGCATGACGATGAACAGACCTTGCTTGAAGCCGTCGATGATCCGCAGGTCACGGATGGCGATGGATTCATCAATGACGATATGAGCATAGCCGCGAATGCGATCCGATTCGTGGCTCGGCGTGGCGAGTTCAATCTTGACGGACGTGACGAGCATGAGTTGGTTCCGGTGGATGGACAAGGGAAACTCGGATCACGTGCCTTTATCGGCCGGCGAATCCAATGGAGGAGCGGATATCGAGAATCACAGGGGGGGCGGGGACGGTGCAGGGGAATACGGTCACAATCTGAAACCGTTCGCCAGCCTCATCGAGTTTCCAGACCGTGACGGAATAGTTGCCGCTCGGCCAGTCGGAGTCGTCAAACACAACGCTGGCGCGGGGCTCGGCTGGATAGGGATCGCGGACGAGCGGGATCGGCTTCGGTTCCTCTGTCACCCAGGCGGCACCATCGCGGAAAGTTCCGTCGGCCGACCGCTGGAATGTCACGCCGATTGGTTCGGTGGAGTGATGAACAAATGTGATACGGGACATGGGCTTACGTGGCCTCTCAAACGGGGAAACCAGAGCGTGGAGGTTAAGCAGGTTCATGGGGTCGTCAGTTCGGTTCGCTGTCCGCTGTGTTGCCTGGTGGTGAACATCGCAACCGCTCCATCTCCTTGAGGATCTCGCCAATCCGCGATTTGGGCAGGTCGAAGGCGTCGGCCAGGAATCGGTGTGAGACCCCAAGCCGCACGTTCGCCCAGTAGATCAGCAGATTCCGCCGAAACTTCTTCCGCTTCAACGGCGTACTCTGCGTCTCCGGCGGCACGGTCAATTTGGGCAGAGCGGCCCGTTCCCGCCGGATCGCGGCGACGGTCACGGTGTGCGTGTCCCAGACCAGAGATCCGGCGTCGGTCTGCAACATCTCGTCCGTGAGATCGAAATCGTAATGCCCATCGACGATCCGCCCCCGGTCTTTTTTCAGGTGGCGTTGGCGGGAAGGGCATGGGGGCGGGTCCACGATGCGTTGTTTCCTGGGGCTCATGGCCGATCCCCGTAAACTGGATCTACTGAGAGTTCAAAGGCGTAATGGTTCGTCTCTTGCCGGTCGGGCCAGATAACCCGGTAACAGACGCCGTTTGGCGAGATCGAGATTCCCGTCACGAGGCCAGGGCTTTGCAGGTCGTCGAGCCGGAAGAAGACCGTCTGACCGCAGAAGAAATCAACCTCAACGACGTGCTGGGGCATCGGTCAGACTCGCTTTCGCTTCGTGGTCTTGACGGCGAGAGCGGCCTTGTCGTTGGGCCTGGCAACCGATTCGAGATCGTCGATCCTGGTCCGCAAGAAGTCGATCGAGTCACGATCCGCGTTGATGTGATCCTTGACCATCGAGAGGATGGTTCGGTCGTCGTGGTCCGGGAAGGCACCAACCAACTCACGGAGTTCATCAAACGCCTGGCGGTAGAACCGATGGCTCGCATCGAGGAGTCGGACTTCACGGTCAAGCCGCTCATTGTCCCGCAGGAGCGATTCGGCACCGATGGCCGCGATGCGGTCCATGCAGAGGGCGACATTCAGGGCGTGGAGGCCAGGGCGGGCGTCAGTCTGAGCCATATTGAAGTCTCTAATAAGCCAATATTGATCTGAGTTGCGTAGGGACCAACCCAAGAAAAAAAATCCTGGTGGCTGGTCAGTACGTGTCCTCTTCTGATTCCACCGCGCCGTACAGGCGTGCCGCTTCGATCAACTCGGCCTTTCGGGCGTCAATCTCGTCCTGATGCTTCCTGGCACCGTCTGGGCAGCGTGGGCGAGGCGTCGTCAATGCGGCCTCGAATCGCTCGATCGCAATCAGGACATCGCCGAGCGTCCGCAGTCTGGTCATAGTGCTAGTTCTCGCTGCAAAAGAGTTAATCTGTCCTAAGTGCCTCATTGAGCCACATGCTTGCCTCTTCCAGTTTGGTCACAGCAAGACTCCGAGCGCGGCTCTTTGGCCCAGCCTGGAGTGCTCGAACCATCCCCTCGATAACCACACGGCAAACCGTTGGGTCGTCCGTGATCTCCATGCTCGTCCTAGTAGCCACAGAATTCACTTGATCGTTCATGGTCGCCTCGCTCTCGTAACAGGTAAACCAACGTCAATTTGATCCGATATAGGCCCGATCCAGGAAAAATTTTCTGTGGGTTGGTCAATCAACGAGACATCTCGTCCCGGATTGCCTTCGCTTCCGGGTTGTTCCTCAGGAGATCCAGAAGTTCCGACCGACTACGTTTGAATGGCGTCGTCTCGGCAAGTTTGTACTCAGTCTCGATCTGCGCCGTGATTCGCCGAACCTGATCTTCGGTTTCCCGTTCCTGGATTTCCCGAATTAAACCGCCTTCCGGAATCAACAGATCGCGGAGCCTTCGTATCGCTTCCGGATCAAAAAACCCATTCTCGTCCTCGCTGCAAGGCATGGTAATCTCCGGTTGAAGTGTTGAGACTCAAGAACGATACCAGGGTTTGAATCGACGAAGATCATTGGGGTCCGGCCAATCCCCTTTGAATGTGATCGCTCGGTCGTCCAGGGTCACGAACGCAGCAGGTTTCGTCCACGGCCATCGAATCGACGTAAAGCAGTCGTCAGCCCCAACACGATCGCAACCGAAGTGGTCGATGATGTGCCGCTCAAGCCAACGCTTCATTGCCCAGCGACCACGAAGATAACGACTCCGCGACGAATAGATCGCCACATCGAATCCGGCGTTCTGTGCATCCTCAATGAACCGAATCGCTCCCGGAACAGGTGGATCAGGGATAACCCCAAAACCACACCATCCCGAGACGTAAGAATGGATCACACCGTCGAAATCGAGACAAATCGTCAAGGTTCGCAAGTCGATACCTCGTATAAACTAGAGTTAATTAGAGACAATCCAGGATCAATCCAGGATAGATAAGCCTAAATTGATCCGATATCGGGCCGATCCAGGAAAAATTTTCTGTGGGTTGCTGCCTCCCCCTCCCTGCTTTCCCGGCGCGACTGGTTCGGACCACCCCCCCCTCTGGTCTTTCCCGGTGCGGCCTAGCCTGACTGGTGATCCAATCGTAAACAAGAACGGCATAGGTGTACAACCTCGACGCACAACCCCTTATAGGGAAGGGCGTTGCGTCGAGATAGTGTACAAGGTAGGGCCAAAACTACCGTGATAGACTACCGATCCTGGACCAGTTTGGAACCCATGGGTTCCATTTCAGGCGTCGTCTCGACGGGTTTTGCCGTGCTCGGACATGACACGGCCGATCAGATCGGCTAGCTCGGGGTCAAGTTGGTCAAGGTGGTCATCACGGCTCGTCTGCTGCTGCTCCAGGCCAAAGAACACGTCCTTGGCAAGTTCCTTGAGACGATCACGAGCCTGAGCCAGTTCACGCAGATCCTTGGGGCTGATCCGCTCCTTGGAGTCCAGAGCAACTAGCAGGTGCTCTCTGATCTGACTGGCGAACAGCTCATAGTCTACGCGTGCGTCATCTCTGATCTTGCGAGCGTAGTCAACAGCGTCCACAACATCAAGCCTGGCCTGGTGTTGCTGCTCCTCGCGCTGGATCTCCGAGAGGTGGATATCCCATGCCCTGGCACGCTCTAACCACCTGTTCGCGCGAGAGTAATCTGATAGATGACCAGGCACCG